CTAAATCGCTTTTTTCTGGTCCTGCGGCGGGCCCGAAATGGCAGCGTTCACGGCGGCCCGATTCGCCCCGCGGTCGGCCGACGGGATCCACTTCGCATAGTCCCGCATCATCACCTGCACGCTGTGACCGTGCTGCAGGGCCACCCACATCGGGTTAGCCCCGGCCATCAGCGCTAGGGTCACGCTGGTGTCGCGGCATTCCTTCGGCGCCCGGTAGCGCACGCCCGCCTTCCGGAGGGCGGCGCGCCAGACGCGGCGCTGCGACTGCTCATCGATGAAAGGCTTGCCGGTGTTCGGGTTCCAAAACACCTCCCGCCCGGCGGCCTCAGTGCGGGCGCGCTGGCGCCGGATGGCGTTGTACGCCCGATCATTCAGCTCCACCTGCCGCTCCACGTTGGTCTTCGTGCGGTCCTTGTCCTTGGTCAGCACTCTGGTGCGCCACACCAGCGCCGTCCGGCTGCGGTGGTCCACGTCCCCCCAAAGCAGCGCGATCTGCTCGCTCGCGCGGAAGCCGGCGAAGAACGAGAATTCAAAGTAGTCCGCCCATGCGCTTCCGGCCTGCTCCTCCAGCACGCGCAGGATCACCTCCACCTCGTCGGGGGCGAAGGGATCGGGCATGGCCTTCTGCACCTTCTGGTTGTCGATGCCGTCGGTAGGGTCCACCACCTCGCTGCGGGCCTTGCAGATCAGCTCGAACACGCCTCGCAGCGGGATCAAGATGTTGTTCTGCGTCTTGCGGGCCATCGCGCGGCGTGTCTTGCCTGTCTTCTCGTCCAGGCGGGGAGCCGACAGGTCGGCCAGTCGCTCGAGCACCATGACGTGCGTGATGCGCTGGGGCGGGAGGTGGCCGAACACCGGGAGCCAGTAGGCGGCCAGGTGGCGGATGTACACCAGGTGCGACGAATGCTCCAGGCCTCGGGCCGACAGCCGGCCCCACAGCTTCGCCCAGTCCCGGAAGAGGCGGGATTCCTCATCAGTGGCGGGCTGCACGGCCGTCAGGTTCTTGTAATCGGGGAAGTGCTCGGTGAAGCGGAACCTGCCCTGGTTGATCTCCTCCACGATCGTCGCGCGAAGCCGCGCCGCGTGCTTGAGGTTCGCGGCGGTGGGCCGCAGGTCGAGCGTGGGCGAGACCTGTTTCCCCTCCCAAGTGAAGCGGACTTCTATGCGGTTGCCGCGTGGTCTAACACCTCCGGATGATGCTTTGCGGCCCATCGGTTGTATCCCTCCATATCGATCAGAACATTGCCGTCCGGGGCTCGGACGTACTCTTTGCCTTCGACCCACACGCCGCGATGGATCTTCGTTTCCACTGCGCGGTCGGTGTATCCGGTGTCGAGGCAGAACTTGGGAATGCGTACGAAGCGGGCGGACATCAGGGTGGCCCTCCTGCAGTTGTTCGCGCGGCCTGCCGCGTCGTGGTGGGCCTGCAGTGGGCGAGTTCGCGCAGCTTCGATGTTGCCGCCTGGCTCTTGCGGATCGCATTGGCCTTGCGCAGCGCGTGCTTCGCGGCAGCAAGGCGCCCCCGCTCGGCGTCGTACTGGGCCCGCTCCTCGTCAGTCTGGAAGCCGTCGCGAAGCCAGCCCTTCAAAACCGTTTCCATCCACTGCACGGCGTGCCACAGCGCCACGGTGTCCGACTTGGAAAACCTGCCATCATCCTTCTTCATGGATGCTCCCTGCCGGCGGTAGCGCTTCGAAAAAGGCGCCGCGGCGTTGTTGCGTGACTTTCAGGTATTCCACCTCGACCTTCGCGCTGCTGATCAACTCGCGCGCCACCTCGGCCACGGCGCGCGCCCTGTCCACCGCCAGCGGAGCCTCCCGGTTGCGCAGGTCGGCCAGCGTGGCCAGCAGGTGCGTTCGGACTTGCCCGATGGGGCTGTGGTCTACGGCTGGGCCAGGGCCTTCACCTCTCCCTCGATCTGCGCCAGCAACTGGTACAGCTCCAGCACTTCCGGCGACTGCTCGAGTTGGCTCACCGGCCGCCAGTTCTGCAGACGCCCCCTGTCCATCGACACCTTGCGGAAGATCGTGCCGCGCATCATCCGCTCGGTGCCAATCGGCAGCGCTTTCAGGGTCCGCTCGTCCCGCAGGCCCAGCCGGTAAGCCATCCCCCTGGTGCCCGGCAGAGGCCGACCCAGCGCCTGGGCTGTGTCCACCGCTCCCACGCTCGGGAACAGCATGCGCAGCGCCTGGATCTCGGCCGCCGACCACGGGCGGCTGGCCGGCCGCTTCGTCAGGCCCAGCTTCAGCACCATGCCCCTCACGGCCTGGCTGCTCCGCCCCATCAGCTGGGCGATCTCGCTTTTTGTCGCGACCGGGTACAGCTCGCGCAGCGTGTTTTTCTCCTGATCGGTCCATTGCATGGTCTTTTTTTGCTCGCGGTGGGGTGGCCTGCTGGTGGTGGGGAGCAGGCTTGTTTGCTTCAGTTTCTATAGCGGTGCGAGCTTTGCTGGTAAGCGATCGCGGCTTCTCGCGGCGTGGTGGGGAGCCGGCCTCCTCGTCGCCGTATTGCCCAACGGCGGTAAGTCGGCGCACTCCCTCGTCAGTCTCCTCCTTGAGCGTCGGCGAGAGGGTGGCAACACCCTTGCGATACACCTCCTCGTCGGGGTCGTAGGCCAGCAGGTCGTGATCGCACGCGGCCATCAGCTGGTGGTGCACGTTGCGGTGGTCGCCAGGGTCAACGAACTTGGCGACGATGTCCTCGAAGCTCAGCTGCTCGCGCGGGTTGAGCGTGAGGAAGCCCAGCACTCGCCCGGCCAGGTTTTCGGGGTTTGGGCGGTAGGTCATGGGTGCACTCCTGCCGCCGGCCGCTGGAAAGATGCGCCGAACACCTGCGGAAACGGCCAGCACGCCGCTGCGCGTACCCGTTCGGCCTCAAGAGCATCAACGCGGTCCGCGCTCAGGTTCAGGTACACCGTAAAGCGGCCGTCGCGCTCCGCGTAGATGCGCTTCTTGCCCGGCACGTCGCGGCAGTAGAGGCCGGTTCCGCGGCCGGCCCGTGCGCCTTCCGGCGTGATGGTGCAGGCCGTCTTCGGGTTGCCTGGCTGTCCCGGTAGCTGATGCTGCTGGACGATGCCGGCCGCAATCAGCGCATCGCCCGCGCCGCGGTACACCGCCGCCCTCCCGGACCGGCTGCGGAAGACGCCGGGATGGATCTCGATGTGGTCATGCATCGCGGGCCTCCGAGGCTTGCGCGGCCAATGTGTCGACCATCTTGTCGGCTTCGTGGCCGCCAGCATCAACGAGGGTGGCCACCGCGTCGAACAGATCGATCTTCGCGCTGCGATTGACGCACTTCAGCATCTCGAGGAAGGCGCAGATCTCACAATAGGCGTCGGCGAACACCGATCGATGGCCCTTCCCGTAGTCGGCCAGCTGCTCCATGCCGGCGAGACGACTGCAGAGACTTCTGAGCGCGTAGATCACCCCCCACGCGAGGTCGCTGTCGCAATTATCGGCGACCATGCTGGCCACCGCCTCGGCGTGCGAGACGTGGGCGCAGATCGCGCGCATCGCTTCCCGCTGGTCCGCCGGGCGGTTGTCGGCAGACTTGGCGGATGGCTCGGCCGTGCGCTTGGGCGGCACGTAGGTCTCCCACCCGTCCAGCACTGCAGGGTATTCGGTCAGCCCCACCAGCGCCGGCCGCGCCTGATCGATCAGCGCGAGGCGCTCAGGAGATGGGACGTCCCCTGGAACCTGCAGCGCTGCCTTGATCAGTGCGGCAATGGTAATGGCACGGTTTTGGACGCTGCCGCAGCTGCCTGGCTGGTCTGGATGAACATGGAGGTGATCGGCCAGTTCGTGTGCCACGCTCAACAGGCGGTCGCTCTCGCCCGTCCAGCTCGCCGGCTCATCGGTGTTCGCCGCGTGGTCCAGCGTCGAAGACAGGGTTTCGAGCCACTCGAGTTCCTGCGCGCGGGTGGGTGGCTGGGCGGGGGCTGCGTGTGGCCTGACCGCAGGGGCAGCGGGTTTGGTCGCCCAGGCCGGGCGGGTAGCGGTGGCGGTGGCGGTGGCGGTCATGCTGCACCAGCCTTCCCCGCCGTCGCGAAGTTTGGGCCGAAGTTCCAGCGGTCGTGTCCACCCAGGATGCTCTCCCCGGCCGCCGCATCCACCATGCCGCCGCAGTGGCGGGTCAGCGCCTGCGCAGCGTTCACGAACAGCCAGGCGCTCGCGTCGTCCTGCTCGGCCTGGGCCTGCATCAGCAGTTGGTTGATCGTGTCCAGGTCGCCTGCAGCAGTTTCCATCGCCATCAGCAGCTGGCTCTTCGTGAGCGAGCATGGACCGTCGTATTCGTCGTCTGCGCCCACGCGGCGAATGGGCGGCTGCGGCCGGTCACGGAAGGGGCGGGCGCCTGCGTAGGTGGTCAGTGCGCGCAGGTCTTCGAGAGAGCCGGGCAGGTTCTTGTACGCGATGAAGAGGCGGTAGGCGTACTCGAATGCGTGATCGAGGATCGCCCGGGCCAGCACGCGCCCACCGGCCGTGCTGGCGGCTAGATCCCGATCTGCAACATCGATCATCGCCTCCAGGTTGCTCGAGATCAGCGCCAAGTGATCGAGGATGTCGCCCTCTTCTGGGTCGGCATCGTCACGCTTCTGGATATCAGGCGACAAGAGCCGCAGCATGTAGTGGTCCACGTCACCGGCGTGCGGACCATTGAAGCCGGGCCGAGGGTCATCGCTCTCGTTGTAGAGAACGGCTACCACCAGGGTCTGCAGGATCTCCGCCGCTTCCAGCGCCAGGGCATCACCCTCGCTGCGTGCGGGCGCTCGACCGGCACGACCAGGCGCACCGTTGCGTGCGTCGTCGGCCGCTGGCGGCGCAGGGTGGCGTGCGCCGCCGGGCTCGGCCGGCGCAGGGGAGCGGCGCGGCCCGCCTTTGGCGCGCGCAGGGGCTGGGGTTGCGCCCGCAGCGGGGCGCGCGATAATCGCGTTCATGATTCGTCCTGGTAAGGGTGGGATCTAGAAGCCCTGAAGCGCTCTCACCTGCTTCGGGGCTTCGCCTTTTCTGGCATGTGTATCGGGCGGCGGTATAGGTCTGGTCATTGGTCGATCCTACGAATTGGGCGATGAAAAATTGGGCCGAAAAGCACGCTGTAGAGCGACTGTTCGACTAAACCGTTTCAAGTTCGCGCTTGGCGCTCGCTCTCCGCGCCGCTCCGCTGCCTGGCTGCGGCACGAAGCCCCGGATGGCCTCCACGCCCTTGTCGTTGTAGACGAACGTCTCGACCTGCTTGGACGAGTGGGCAGACTTGTCCAGCCGGAAGTAGCCATGCTGTTCGGTCTTCAGCCCGTGCTGGTTCGCGATCCGCCCCACCATGGTTCCGCTGATGCCGAGGATGTCCCCGACTTCGCCCGCCTGGTAGTGCTTCTGCTCGACGCGGGGCAGGGACAGCACATTCGTTCCCGCCACCGGATTGATGACCTTGGCGAACACCACGCGGCGCGAGTCCTCGCTCAGGCTGGGGAACTGGGCCACGATGCGCTCAGCAGTCTTTGCCGCCAAGTCCAGCGCGCGTGCCCGGCGGAACTCTGGCAGGCCGCTGGCTTCGACTGACTGCGCGGCCTTGGGCATGCTGTAGCTCCCGGTCTTGCGGATGCTGGGCAGCACCTCCTCGAACACCCAGCGCTCGAAACGCTCGGCGGCAGGCAGCGCACTGTTGACGATCAAGCGGAACAGGTCCGACTCCGAAAGAATGCGTGCCTCCTGGCGCCCGCCGGCTGTCTGAAGGGGGTAGCGTTTCGCGACCCCCTTGCAGTGGGTGGTCACGGCATCGCTGCTGTTGGCATAGCCCAGGGCGTCGGTCGCGTCCTTTGCCACGAACCAGGGAACGCCGTCGATGTCAACCACTCGGATGCTGGCGCCCTCGAAGTGATAGGGAGTGACGCTGCTCATTGCTGCTGGCCTTTCTGTTTATCGGATCGGGCGGAGCGTTCGAGGTCGCGCGCGCAACTCTCTTCAATACGCATAGCCAACTCACGACTGAGAGAACGGAAGCCGGCAGCGGCTCTTGTCGCGAGGTAGGCTTTCGTTTCGGCCGGGAGGGTTACGGTAACGGCAACTGGCTTTGCAAGTGTCATAAAATGCCATCTCCTTCTATGTAAACGCTGTGCAATTTCAGTGATGCTACAGCGTTTTATGCAATTTACAAGCGTTTTATGCAATCCACCGGTGAATCAGCATTTCCGACCCGGCTTCGGGAGGCCCGGGTTGCGATGGGCTACAGCCAAACCGAGTTGGCCAAACTGGCCGACCTGGCGCCTGGGCAGGTGAACAGGTACGAAGCAGGCAAGAACATGCCCCGCTTGCATGTGATTGGGCGGCTGGCGGCATCGTTGGGGGTGCACCCTGAGTGGCTGCACCTCGGCGAGGGGCCGCGGGAAACAGGATCCGTCACTGCACATAGCAAGCGCCTTGACGTGACGACGACTGTTGACTCCGCGGGCGGCATGGAGGTCTCTTTTGCTATGGATGCACAGGCGCATGCGGTGTTCTCGAAGCTCGCCGCAGAAGCTGGCATGTCGATTGATGAGTTTTTGAAAGAAGAGCTGCTGATGCGCGCTCGGGCAGAGCACGCCGCAAAAAGCGAAGCGGACATCGAGCACCTCGCGCGGCGAGTTAAGGAACTCATCCAGGCCGACGAAAAATCGAAGACATAGAGACATCACTCCACCCCCTTCGGCCAGCGCTTCAACCGCTTCAGCGTCTTGCTAATCGGCAGCACACGGTACACCGCCAGGACCCCGCCCAGGTTGCGCAGCACCACATAGTCGAGCCCGCCGGCGGTGGCCGGCCCGCTGAGGTCGGTCGCCGGCTGCTGGGTGCCGGCCTGCCGCGTGAAGCTGGTGATCGCTCTGGATGTGAGGTCGTTGTTCATGGGTTGGAGCGTAGGTGGGTGGGAGTGAATTTGCGACGCACGCATTCGGCACTTTTGCGTTACGCGGAACTGCGCGCCCGCCATACCAAGCCCGCGGCCCACGCCACGGATTGCACCGGTCCAGCGCCAGCCCGGCGGCGCATGGCGGCCAGCCGGCAGACGATGACGAGTTGCTTCATTTCTTGGATCCTCCGGTGCGGGTGATTGCGACGGGCCCGGCCTGGAAGGCGGCGCCCTGGTTGATCTCTTCCTCGATGAGGCGCGTGCGCTCGGCCAGGCCGAGGCCCTGGGCGGTCAGCTCGGCGTGGCGGCGCGCCGCGTAGTGCTGGCGCAGCCGCTCCCGGCCGCCGATGTCGTGGCTGGCCCCCTCGCAGTAGGAGCACATGCAACGCACTCCATCAGCGCGATCCTGCCGGCCCAGGGACTCGGCGGCCCGCACGGCACCGGCGGTCGTGACGTTCTGATGGCAAAAGGTGCGCAGCACGGCGGCGGCCATCGGCGGCAGGCCGTGGCGGGCGTCCAGGCGGACGCCGATCAGCGGGTCGGGCAGGGTGCTCATGCCCACCGCCAGGCAGCGCGCGCCAGCACGGCGACGATGAAAAGTCCGAGCACCACGCCCACCAGAATCAGGGCGCGGGCTTGGCGCTGGATGTTGCGGGCCGGCGCCCGCATGACCGGGGTGCCGACCTCTGCGCATTGCCGCTCATAGTCGCGGCGCGCGGTTTGAAACTCTCGCTCTGTGGTCATCTTTCACTCCATGCCTCTGCGGTGAGGCGATGGCGTAATATGCCACTAGGAATATTTCCGGTCAAGCGAGAAAGAATAAATTTATGCTCGGCCGAATGTGATCAGCCTCGACCGTAGTGGAACGGTCAGAAGCTCCAGCCGGCGAACTTCAGCTTCCCGATGATCCGGTCGCCCGGCTCGAGCTTGATGTAGGGCTTGGGCCATGCGGGATTGATAGCGTGCAGGAACTGCTCGCCATCCACGCGCACCAGCTTCTTGAAGGTGGCTTTGTTGTCGCCGTCGCGCTTGGCCACCACGTAGTCGCCCGGCTGGGCTTCGATTCCGGGATGGATGTGCACGTACATGCCTTCAGGGAAGTTGTCCCTGCCGCCCGCTGGGTTGGTCATCGAGTTTCCCTCCAGCTTTAGCACGAAGCCGTTCGGCCCTAGATCAACCGGGCTGTCCTGCCACTCCTCGGCGTCACCTGGCGCGAACTGATCCACGATCTCTGCCCACTCGCCAGCCTGCACGCAAGAAATCACCGGGTATCGGCGGGGCCGCATCGACACCGGCGCGGCCGAGATGTTGCCTGAGCCAGCGTCATGAACCATGGCCCCATCACCAGTGTCGAGCCAGTGTGCATTGACACCATAGGCCCGAGCTAGCGCCAGCAGCCCGACCGGCCGCAGGGTCTCCCCGCGCTCGATCTTGGAGATGTCGGACTGCTTGACCCCTGATGCGGCCGCGGCCTGCGTTTGTGTGAGGCCTGCTTTTAGGCGGGCGTGCTTGGCTCGGGCGGCAAGGGTGTTCATCACAATATTTAATCTCATTTGAATATTCCCATGAGACATGGCACAATAGTCTCAAAGGAATATTTATGGAAGCTCGAGACTACCTTCTTGCCGTCCGCGCGCTGGGCCTGACACAGGTCCAAGTTGCTGAGCAAACCGGCGTGCCGCAGCCCACGATCTCCAAGATCGAGCGAGGCGAGACGAAGGACGTGCTCTCCAAGAATTTCCTCGCTCTGCAAAAGCTGCACTCGCGGCTGTGCGTCCAAACCAGCGAGGCAGCCCGATGAATGCTGTTCAGCAGCCCCCTTGCCGGCCGCGCGTGACCCGCCGGTCTCGATTCGGGTTCAGCGCGACCCGACTCGACTGGCAGCGCACCCGCAACTCCCCACCCTCCCACCACATCGCCAGGCGCGACGTGTCCATGGTCTGCACCCGGGCGCCGGTGTCGGCATCGCGGTTCGTGGAGATCGCCGTGCGCACGGACTCGTGGACGGTTGCGGCTGGGGTAGGGCGGGTGGTGTTCATGGCCGCGATCTTCTGCGCGCCGGCCCGCGCCGTCCACGTCCAAATTTCGGAGAAACGGACATGAGCCTTCACGACTCTCTGCGCCGCGGCGCTGATCACTCCCCAGGCGGCCTGACCGCACTCGCAGCGCGCATGTCGAAAGCCTACGAGGTCGCTCGCAAGGAAATCTCCGGCGCCTCCACACACAAGCTCGGGGCTGTGGACGCCCTGGCCATCGCCCGCATGTGCGTGGAAGCCGGCACGCCCCACTGCCACGACTACGCCTCGTTCGTCGCGCAGGAGTGCGGTGGCCGCTTCGTGCCCGATGACGCATGCGACGCGCCGGCCTCTCTCAACCCGATGACGAAGGTGTCGCGCCTGATGCGCGAGACCAGCGACGTGACCTCGACGGTGATCGAGGCGCTGAGCGACGGTGTGATCTCGGACAACGAGCTTGCCCAGATCGAGCAGGAGATCGCCGAGGCCGAGGAAGTGCTGCGCAAGCTGCGCCGCGCTGCCCGGGCTGTCAATGCTGCCGGCAAGCCGGCCGCCGCCCGACAGCACCTCGATCTGCCGGTGATCGACACCATGAAGGAGGGCCGTCATGTCGCAGCGTGAAGCCGGCAGCCCGAAAACCGTTGAACAGCTGGAGGCCGAGCTGGCTGAAGCCGAAGGCATCGCACAGCGGGTTCGTGAGCAACTTGAGCAGGCCCGGTGGGTGCGCGAGTACGAGGAAACGCAGGGATGACCGATCTGAAGCAGCACCCACTGAGCGCGGCTTTCCCCGCGATGCTTGATGCCGATTTCCAGGCGCTGAAGGACAGCATCGAGAACATCGGCGTCCAGAACCCGATCACGCTCTACGAGGGCATGGTGATCGATGGCTGGCACCGGTACAGCGCCGCAACCGCGGTGGGGTTGGATTGCCCGACGGTAGACCTGGGCGACGTTGACCCCCGCGACTTTGTCCTGGCTCAGAACAAGGCGCGCCGGCATGTGACCCAGGCGCAACTCGCGCTCGCAACCACTGCTGTCTATGCCTGGAAGCCTGTGGGTGCGAATCAGCATGGAGGGTCCGCAGGCCCTGCGGACCCTCCGAAAACGACGAAGGAGCTTGCAGCCATTGCCGGAGTGGGCGTGCGCTCCATTGAGCAGGCAAAGGCCATTCAAACCAAGGCGGTTCCTGAAGTGCTGGAGGCGGTGAAGCGCGGAGACATCGGCGGAGAAAAGGCCGCGGCCATCGCCAAGCTGCCCAAGGAAGAACAGGCCGCAGCGATTCATCAGCCTGCCTCGAAGCGCACGCCTAACGCTGTAGCTGTGGAGCCATCCGCTGATCGCCAGTTGCCAGCCGGGCCACACCCTGAGCCAGAACCCGAGCATTCCGAGCTGGACCTGGCCCGGGAGGAGATCGCAGACCTGCACGCTGCCCTGGCCCTGGCGAATCTGGGCGAGGTGCCCGAGGCCGACCGCACCCAGGCTGCCGAGCTCATCGAGCACCTCCGCGCCGAGATCAAGGGCCTAAGCGCCCAGCTGCGCGCGGTAACCGTCTCGCGCGACTTCCTCATGCAGGAGAACTCCCAGATGAAGCAGCAGATGGCTGCGCAGCGCCGCGAGATCGACCGCCTGAAGCGAGGAGTCGAATGATGGAGCAAACCACTTTCCCAGCCCTGGGTTCTGACCGCCCCGCTGCCGCTGCGCAACCGCTGCAGTTGCGCCCGTACCAAGCCGACAGCGTGGAGCGCTTGCGCGATGGCTTCCGAGCAAAACATGTCCGCCAAGTCCTGGCAGCTCCAACCGGTGCCGGCAAGAGCCGGATCATGGAGCACATGATTCAGTGCGTGCAGCAGAAGCGCACGCGGGTGATGTTCGTCTGCGAGCGCCGGGTGCTGGTGGAGCAGTTCTCGAAGCACCTGGACCGCGCTGGCATCGAGCATGGCGTGCTGATGGCCAGGCACTGGCGCTACCGGCCGCACCTCAACGTGCAGATTGCCAGCGCGCAGACCCTCGAGCGCATGGAAACCTTGCCCCTGGTGGATCTCGTGTTCATCGATGAGCTGCACGCCTGCCTGCGCGCGTCGATCATCAACATGATGGTGAGCCAGCCCAACCTGCGCATCGTGGGCGCGACGGCCACCCCGTTCCACCCGGCCATCGGCACGCACTTCACCAACGTGGTGAGCGTCACCACCATGGCGCACCTGGTCAACGATGGGCACCTCGTGCCATTCCGGGTGTTCGTCGCCCGCGAGGTGGACACCACTGGCCTGCCCGTTGTGGCCGGCGAATGGAAGAAGGACGAACTCGAAGAGCGCGGCCGCCGCATCGTGGGTGACGTGGTTGCTGACTACGTGCGGATCTCGCACGAGGTCTTCGGCGAGTACCGCAAGACCATCTGCTTCAGCTGCGGCGTGCAGCACGGGGCTGAGCTGGCCCAGCGCTTCAACGAGGCAGGCATCAACGCCGTGCAGATCAGCTCGGATGATGAGGACGAGTACCGCGACCAGGTGCTGGAGGAGTTTCGCCGTCCTGACACCGACATCAAGGTCGTGATCTCCGTCGCGATTCTGAGCCGGGGCTTCGATCAGTCGGACGTCGAGCACGTCATCCTGGCCCGGCCGCTCAAGAAGTCGTTCAGCGAACACGTCCAGATGGTCGGCCGCGGTGCGCGCCAGCACGACGGAAAAGAGCTGTGCGTGATCCAGGACAACAGCGGCAACTGGCTGCGCTTTCAGGACGACTGGGAGCAGCTGTACCACCACGGGGTCGAGGCTCTGGGGCCAGGCACGAACACCAAGCCGAAGAAGGAGCCGAGCGACGCGCAGAAGGAAGCTGCGAAGTGCCCGAAGTGTTCCGCCCTTTGGCCGCCGAAGACCGACACATGCGTGCAGTGCGGGCACGTCCGCGTGCGTGCGAACGATGTGCAGGCGGTGGCTGGCGAGATGGTCGAGGTGGACGGGAAGACTGCCGCCAAGGCCGAGAAGTATTCGGCCGAGTACAAGCGCTCGTTCTACGCCCAGCTGCTGGGGCACGCCCTGCTCAAGGGCTGGAATCCTGGCAGCGCGTTCCACTGCTACAAGGAGAAGTTCGGCGTGGGCCCGGCAGGTCCGAAGCCTGAACCCGAACCCGTGCGGGAGGAGGTCCGAAAGTGGCTCGTGAGCCGCAACATTCGGCGCGCGAAGGGCAGGGTCCCCGCATGACCGGTCGCATCCGTGATGCCCTGCAGCACCTGAACCACGACGACCGCGAGGTCTGGATCATGGCGGGCATGGCCATCAAGCACGAGCTGGGGGAGGAGGGCTTCGACCTCTGGGACGACTGGAGCCAGCGCGCCACCTCCTACAAGGCCAGCTCGGCCCGTGCGTCCTGGCGGAGCTTCCGAGGCTCGGGCGTCACCATCGGCTCGCTGTTCCATGAGGCACAGGCAGCCGGCTGGAAGCCTGCGGCAGACGGCAGCTACACCGCGCCCACCGAAGCGCAGCTGCTGGCCCAGCAGCGCGCCCGCGATGCCCGCATTGCGGCAGAGCAGAGCCAGCGCGACCAAGACCAGCATCGGGCCGCAAGCAAAGCCGCATGGATCCTGCAGCAGTGCAAGCACGAGAAACACGCCTACCTCTTCTCCAAAGGCTGGCCCGATGCCGCAGGGAGCGTGTGGTGGGCTGCCGCGGACCAGAACCTGCTCTGCATTCCCATGCGCGTGGGCAACGCCTTGGTCGGCGTGCAGCTCATCGACAGACGTGGCGAGAAGAAGTACCTGAAGGGGCAGCGCACCAGCGGCGCCGAGTTCTGCATGAGCAATCCCGGCCCCGGCGCGCTGGACTGGTGGGTCGAGGGCTACGCCACTGGGCTCAGCCTGCGCGACTGCCTCAACGCCCTGAGGATGCGCTATCGCATCCATGTCTGCTTCAGTGCCGGCAACCTCAAACGGATGGCGACGTCAGGCTTGGTCGTGGCCGACAACGACGAATCGATGACGGGAGAGACCGTGGCGCAGGCCACGGGGCTGCCGTACTTCCTGCCGCCGGCGGGCGACCTCAACGACATGCACAAGGCCCAGGGCGTGTTCCGCACGTCCCAGGCACTGCGCAAGTGGTTGCAGACCGCCCGCACGCACCAGGAGGCGGCCATGTAGCCCGCACCGGTGCAACCCTTGCCAGCGGCTGGAAACGCGGGGGCAGGGGCCGAGAAACGGCTACCCGGGATGTGCAGAGCCGAAACGTGGGTGGAGTACCTAGAGCGTGCGCAGGGTCTCGATGCAGAGGCTGTAAGTCTGGGTTACCCGCAGGGCGCATCGGCCACTGCGGGGCGCTGAAACGCTGGGGCTCACGGCCACTGCCTGCTGCGCACGCCACGCTCCCATGGGACACGCCCCATGGGTAGGGGTGGTATGCGCAATCCACCGGGGTCTTCGACCTTGCCTGAGAACAACACCCTGAAAAGGAGATGAGATGACCACCACCACCAACGAACGCCCCACCATGGACGAGCGCCTGGCCAGCGCCAGCGCCAGCTCCGATCTCACAGTCAGCCTCGACTCCCGCAAGGACGTGGACTACCTGATCGCCGCCGGCAAGAGCGCCGCATTCATCGGCCGCCACGTCTACCAGCTCATGAGCGACTGGGATGGCTGCCCCAAGCCGCGCACCTTTACCGCTACCGACATCGAGCAGCTGGCCCAGCACATGCCCCGCATCAAGGTGCAGAAACGCACCAAGCGGGGCGTGAAGGAGGTGGAGGCCCTCGACCTGGCCGGCGCCCGGGCTGAGGCGGACGCCTGGACCGAAGCCGAGCGCCGCCGCGTCATCCAGCGCCTGCCCAGCCTTCGCCACCTGGTGGACGAGCACGCCGGCCTCCTGCCGTGGGTCGCTGGCCTGGGCATCACCCAGCCGCGCGCCAAGCTGCTGGACGTGCTGGCCTGGTGGGCCGACCGCCGCTGCCCCGCGTGCCAGGGCACGAAGGAGCGGGAAGGGCGCGCCTGCAAGACCTGCCGCGGCGTGGGCGAGCGACCCGTGCCGCATGGTCAGGAAGGCCTGCGCATCTCCGAGCACATCGCCCACCATCTGCACCGCGCGCGCAGCTCTTCGAAGGACGCGCTTCGCCACCTGCCAGGCTGGAAAAATTTCGCCGCAGACCGCCGATGATGTGTATACTGCGTCCCTAGAGCGCAGGCGCATCCAACCGCCATGCCACAACGCGAAGCGGCTTCTGGGCGGTGAGCCTGGAATGTTCTAAGGTGTTGGAGGAGTGCGCGCAGAATTGAGAAAGCCACCCGAAAGGTGGCTTTTTCGTTTTCAGATCTTCGGCGGCGGACGAGGCTCCAGCGGTTTCAGATGTCCGTAGAACAGGTTGTTGAGAATGAGCTCGCAAGCCGCGAAACTATCGGCTGCGTCGTCTACCTCCTCGATGGTGATGAATTCCCCTCGCCTGTATAGCTGCTGCTGTCTGTCCGCTGTCATGGCAGGGTGACTGTGGCAAAGCGAGTTTCTGATCTCAACCAGTTCCTTGAAAGTTGCCGCAGCTGCAACGAGTTGGGGCTGCAGTGCGTCATCATGGTGAGTTGCAGCACACTGCAGGAACTCCGATGCTATTCGGCCGGCAGTCTTGGAGCTCGCTTGGAACATCGACCCTGGCACAAGAGCGTCATGGCAGTAGACAGCCATCGCTTCAAGGCGGGCGAAGCAGAGCATGGCCAACCCGAAGCTGCTGGCATAAGCCTCATCGACAGGCATCAACAAACGATCATTTTTCATTGGGCCTCCATTGAGCGGGCAGGATGCCATGTCTTGCCGAGGTCGACCGTTATGACTAACCCGCCTCGTCTCCGTATGTTGAAGCCGAAGCTGGCCACCCTAGACGCGCGGCAGGTCCGGGTTCTGGACACCAAGGCCGGCGCTACTGCTCGGGTCGCTGGTGGTGGGTGGATGACCACCCGCACCAGAATCCAGAAGCGTGACCTATACACCTGCGCCGCCTGCGGCCGGGTTCGCAGCGATCACGAGGTCGATCACCGCGTGCCGTTGGAGCAGGGCGGATCGAACGACGACGACAACCTGCAGCTGCTGTGCCGTGGGCCTGGCCAGTGCCACGCCAAGAAGACGGCGGCGGAGGCTGCAGCGAGAGCGCGGGGCGCCGGGTAGGTGCTCGAGTAGGGCGGGGCGAACCCCGCCCTTCCTCTTACACCAGGAGCGCGAGCAGCAAGCCAATCGTGGCAGCCGACAAAGCGACCGACAGCGAAAGCTTGAAACTCTTGCCTACCTGGACTGTGATCTGCATCTTCATGGTGTTACTCCACGGAGTGCGGCCACAGCAGGCCTGCGTGACCGCCTGATCAGGGTGGCCTCGCTTTGACGGTTACTGACGCTCCTGACCGGCGTGGCCACGCGCGAACGTGGGGCCGAGGAGTGCATTGGCAGTCTGACGGCGCGGTAGCTAGTGCGCCGGGGGCCGTCCCTGCTGGATTCCAGCGTTCGCGCGCGTGGTTGATCGTTGACAGGGGAGCCCCGGCGCCATTCTAGATGGGCGGTCGTCGGGTCTCGAACTTAGGGTGAACCATGACCGCAGCGCAAATCTCTTTCATGCAGACCGCAGCGTTCGCGGTGAAGACTCCCGCCGGGGCGACCATCCGCTTCCACCTCGAGGGGCAGTGGAACGGCCTGGAGGAATGGCGAGACGAGAGGGGGCGCAAGCTCATCGTCTCCCGCGAGCGAGGCTCGGGCTTCGCCGCATTGTTCGGCGGGCAGCTGGGCGAGCGGGGCAGTGCTACCGTCATCGCAGGTACGGCCGATCTGATTGCAGAGCTGGCGCCCCAGCAGGCGCAGAGTCCGGGTGACCCAGCAACCTCCAAGGCCTGACCGTGGCATCCATCCGAAGCATTCGCAGCGCAGGGAAGGCGAAGGTCAGGGCGGCCTTGATCGTCCGCTGGGCCCCGCTGGTGCACGGGCGCCGCGCCTTTGGCGGGTCCCGCCGCCGCCAGGGGTAGGGGGGATCGGAAGTCTCAACCCTCGAAGTCGCCGAAACCCCGCTGTACCTCACGCGCAACTTTTTCCCCGTCGTTTGATTTCCCCGGCTCCGGCCGAATTCAAACGCTACCCATATTCAAAGGACCGCACATGCCGCGAGGAGGCTCTCGGCCTGGGGCTGGCCGACCGAAGAAGCCCACCACCGTAGCACCTGCTGCTGCACCTGCTCCGAAGAAGCGCGCGCCCCGCAAGGCTGCGGCAGCACCGGCAGTGGACGCCGAGGGATTCAAGACCGATCCCAACTGGCCCTTCGGCCAGGAGCGTCCACCCGAGCCGAAGCCGCCCGAGGACCTGAGCAACCTGCAGCCGCTGGAGTTTCTGCTCAGCGTCATGCGTGACTCGACCGAGGAAAAGGGCAGGCGCATGCAGGCCGCCACCCTGGCCGCGCCGTACTGTCACGCCAAGAAGGGCGAAGAGGGCAAGAAGGCGGGCAAGCAGGCCGCCGCTGAGAGTGCGGCGGGCGGCCGATTCGGCCTGCGGTCGGTGAAATGAAGCAGTGGACCACGGCCCTGCCGGGCTGGGAGGAGCGGATCGTAGAGCGCCAGTCGTTGGTGCCGGTCGCGCCGCTCTTTCCAGAAGAGGCGGCGGACGCGATGAGCGTCTTCAACGAGCTGCGCATGGTGGACGCCGATGGCAGTCCCACGATGGGCGAGGCGTGCCTGCCCTGGGTCACGGACCTGGTGGCAGCCCTGTTCGGCGCTTACGACCCGACGCGCAAGCGCCGGCTGATCACCAACTACTTCCTGATGGTGTCGAAGAAGAACGGTAAATCCATGATCGCCGCCGGCGTCATGCTCACCGCTCTGATCCTCAACACCCGGCAGGCAGGCGAGTTCATCATCCTGGCCCCCACGAAGGAGGCGGCCGACAACGCTTACAAGCCGATCCGGGAAATGATCCTGGCGGACGAAGAGCTGCAAAATCGCTTCCAAGAGCAGCAGCATTTCAAGACCGTGACCTGCCGCCTGACACGCGCGACGCTGAAGGTGGTGGCGGCGGACTCCGCGACGGTGACCGGCAAGAAAGCCATTGGCGTCTTCGTGGACGAGTTGCACGAGTTCGGCAAGCACGCAAAGGCAGCGGCCATGCTCACCGAGGCGACGGGCGGCATCACCTCCCGTCCCGAGGGTTTCATCTTCTACTGCACCACCCAGTCGGCCGAGCCGCCGGCGGGCGTGTTCCTGGACAAGCTGTCCTATGCGCGCAAGGTGCGCGACGGCCTGGTGCGCGATCCCCGGTTCCTGCCGGTGATCTACGAGTTCCCCGAGGCCATGCTGGAAGCGAAGGCCTACGAGGATCTGGCGAACGCCTACATCACGAACCCGAACTGGGGCGTGTCGGTGGACGCCGAGGTCATTGCCCAGAAGATCCAGGAGGCCGAAGAAGCGGGCGAGCACGCCGTGCGCGACATCCGCGCCAAGCACCTGAACGTGCAGATCGGCATGAACCTGCGCGCCGACCGCTGGGCCGGCGCCAACCACTGGGAGGCCCAGGCCACGGAGCCGGGCCTGACGCTGGCTGCGCTGCTGGATCGCTGCGAAGTCGTGGACGTGGGAATCGACGGCGGTGGCCTCGATGACCTGCTGGGGCTTGTGGTGGCTGGGCGCGACAAGGTAACGCGGGCCTGGCTGGTCTGGGCCCACGCCTGGGTGCATGAGTCGGCCCTGACGCTCCGAAAATCGTTGGCCCCCAAGCTGAAAGACCTCGCCGCCGCGGGCGACCTAACGCTGGTCGAGTTCATGGGCGACGATGTGGACGAAGTGGCGGCCATCGTCAGGCAGTGCGAGGACTCCGGCCTGCTGGACAAGGTGGGTTGCGACCCGGCCGGCATCGGCGGCATTCTGGAGGCGATGGCCAAGGTCAAGATCCCGGTCGAGAAGATCATCGGGATCACCCAGGGCTGGAAGATGACCGGTGCGATCAAGACGACCGAGCGCAAGCTGGTCGAGGGTGTCATCCGGCACGCCGGTCAGCCGCTGATGGCCTGGTGCGTGTCGAACGCCAAGGCGGAATCCCGGGGCAACGCCACCATCATCACCAAGCAGATGGCCGGCACCGGGAAGATCGACGCGCTGCTCGCGCTGTTCAACGCCATCACGCTGCTCTCTCTCAATCCCGAGGCCGTTGTCGACCTGGACGACGTGATCTCTCACCCGATGATCGCCTGATGAATCGACTGCTCTCAACCGTTGGCCGGTGGATCGGTTGGGCAGGCGCCCTGTCCGAGCAGACCGGGCAGCAGAACACTGCACCAGCCACCACCCTGACGGAAGGGCTGCGAAACGTCGGCGCCGATGGGGCGCTGCAGCTGGACGCCGTCTGGTCGAGCGTCGATCGGCGCGCGACAACCATCGCCAGCCTGCCGTTCTTCGTCTACGAGCGGCTGGAAAACGGTCAGAAGGTCATGGCCCGGAAGTCCCGCCTCTACTCGCTACTGCATGAGTCGCCCAATGCGCGCATGACGCCCTATGAGTTCTGGCGGGCGATGATGATCAACCACGATCTCCGAGGCAACGCCTACGCCCACATCGACCGCGCGCCGGACGGAGAAGCGCTGGCCATGTGGCCGATGCCTTCCGACCAAGTCGTGCCGTTCGTGTTGAACGACGGCAGCATGGCCTATGAGTACACAGCGAACGGCGTGATCCACATCATCGCGGAGCAGAACGTGCTCCATCTGAAGAACCTGGGCAACGGCACGGTGGGCTTGGCCAAGCTGGAGTTCATGCGCGGCACCACCGACGAGCTGGCGAAGGCCCAGGAGTCGGCGGCGAAGCTGTTCGGCAACGGCGGGAAGCCCACCGGCGTGCTGATGGTCGATCAGGAGCTGAAGCCCGGCCAGCGCGAGGGGCTGCGGGCCAGCTACGGCGAGCTCGCGACCGGCAGCAAGGCGCGACTGGCGATCCTCGAGGCTCACATGAAGTACCAGCAACTGGGGCTGAGTCCGGAGGACCAGCAGCTGCTGGAGACGCGTCAGTTCGGCGTCGAGCAGATTTGCCGATGGTTTGATGTGCCGCCGGTGCTGATCTACCACTCCAACGTCACCACCTGGGGCAGTGGGGTGGAACAGATCTTCGACGGTTGGTACAAGCTGTCCATTCGTCCGATGCTGGTGAACATCGAGCAGGCGGTGCGCAAGCGGGTGATGACCCCGCGCCAGCGCGTGCTCAACGTCGCCGAGTTCAACCTTGACGCACTACTGCGCGGCAACGCGAAAGACCGAGCAGAGATCGCTGCGAAGAAGGTCCAGAACGGGCTGGGCACGCGCAACGAGGCGCGGCAGCTGGAGAACGAACCACCCCTGCCGGGCGGCGACGTCCTGACCGTGCAGGCCAACCTGCTGCCCATCGACATGCTGGGCAAAATTCAACCGAAGGCGAGCAGCAATGTTCCTCAAGAAGACCCTGTCGCTCAATGACGTGCGCCTCAAGATGGAAGGCGACGCCGGCCGGTTCACCGGCTACGCATCGGTGTTCGGCGGGCGGGACGCCGCGGGCGACACCATCCTGAAGGGCGCCTTCGCCGAAACCCTCGGCGCGGGCATGCCCAAGATGTTCTTCAACCACCAGTGGGACATGCCGATCGGCAAGTGGGTGCGCGCCGAGGAAGACGACCGCGGCCTCTTCGTGGAGGGCGAGCTGACGCCGGGCCACAGCCTCTCGGCTGATGTGCATGCGGCCATGAAGCACGCCACCCTGGACGGCCTGAGCATCGGCGGGTTTCTGAAGAAGGACGACTACGACGAGACCCCCACGGGCCGAATTGTCCGGAAGTGGTCGCGGCTTCTGGAGGTGTCGCCAGTGGCGTTCCCCGCCGACCACAACGCGCGCATCGACATCACGTCGGTGAAGAGCATGGACTTCGAAGAGCTCCTGCCTCAGTGCAAGACGGAGCGAGATCTTGAGCGGCTTCTGCGGGATGCAGGGCTGGGCAAATGGGAGGCCATGGCGACAGCCTCCCGCGCGAAGGCGATCTTCTCGGGGCGGGATGCTCCGGAGGTGGCCGACGTGAAGACGGTGAACCTGGTGCTGGAGCGACTCCAGCGCATGGCTGCCTAGTCGCGCATTCCGCCTCCCTCCTCACCGGCCGCCTTGAGCGGCTTTTTTCATTTCCGAAAGGCTACCCATGAAATCCACCCGTTTCTCCCTCCGCGCAGTCGCCATGATGGCGATCGCGCTCGTCGCGGTCGGCGCGCAGGCAGCCGGCATCGATGTGCCGGCGCTCATCGCCCAGTACCCGCATGTGGCCGCCGGCCTGGCCGGCATGGGCATGATCGGCGAGATCGATGCCAGCATCGTCGCCGCCCTGGACAAGGTCGAGAAGAAGATGGCCGAGATGAGCGATAAGGCCACCGGCGAGATGCAGACGCTGGGCAAGGTCTCCGCGGACACGAAGACGGCGCTCGAGAACCTCGGCACCGACCAGCGTGTGCTGGCTGACCGGCTGGCGCAGCTTGAGCAGAAGGGCCTCACGCCGCGCGATGAGCCGGTGGACCAGAGCTGGGGCGCCCAACTGGTCAAGGCCAGCCAGTTCGCCGACTTCACCGAGGGCCGCACCCAGAAGGCGCGCGTCGAGGTGAAGAACACCCTGGTCGGCTCGAACACGACCGTCGCACCTGATCGCAAGCCCGGCGTCATCCCTGGCGCTTCCCAGGTGCTGACCCTGGAAACGTTGCTGAACACCGTGCCCACGACGGCCGGCGCCATCGAGTTCACGAAGGAGGGCTCGTTCACCAACAATGCGGCCGAGACCGCCGAAGGCGCGCAGAAGCCGGAGTCGGACATCACCTTCGCGCTGGTCAACCAGCCGGTTTCCACGGTGGCGCACTGGATCAAGATCTCGCGCCAGCTGGCCGCCGACAACGCGGCACTGGCGGCCTACGTGAACAACCGCATGCGCTACGGCGTCAACCGCAAGGTGGAAACGCAGCTGGTGAGCGGCCTTGGCACCGGGGCGCTTCTGAGCGGCATGATGAAGGCGGGCAACTACACGCCGCACGGCTACCTTTCCGGCGCCCTGGGCTCGGCGCTGCAGAAGCTGGTGCTGATCCGCAAGGTGATCGCCGACCTCTGGGCAGCGGGCTACCCGGCCGACGCCATCGTGCTGAACCCCGCCGACTGGGCCGCGATCGAGATCGAGCTCTTCACCACCACCAGCAACACGGTGCGCGTGTCCGTCGATGCGAACGGCACCACGCGCCTGTTCGGTGTGCCCGTGGTGCAGTCGGTCGGCATGGCCGCCGACACCTTCCTGGTGGCCAATTTCGCCCAGGCCTACACGCTCTACAACCGCGAGGGCGTGGTGGTGGAGATGTCGGAATCCGATGGCGACAACTTCACGAAGAACCTGATCACGATTCGTGCAGAACGCCGCCTGGCCCTGGCCACCGAGGTGCCCGCTGCCGCTCGGGGCGGTGACCTGACGCCACCCGCGTCCTAACGCCTGAACGCTGGGGCCTCGGCCCCGGCCATCTGCGAACACGGAGAACACCATGGAATCGATCACCTTCACCACCTTCGGCTCGAACGCGATGTTCGGCGCCTTCCAGCCGGGCGACAGCATGCGGGTGTCCGCCGAGATGGCGACGCATCTGGTGGACGAGCTTGGCTGCGCGGTGCGCGGCACCGGCAAACCAGCCCGCAGCGAGGGCGAGCCGGCTGGAGGACTTGCCGCAAGTGCCCAGGCCAACGCGCAAGCCGCCGAGGGTGCCGCCAGCGCTGCGGACGACGCCGGCAAGATGACCGCCGCCGAGCTGCGCGCCGCGCTGGATGCGAAGGGCATCACGTACAAGGCCAACGCATCGAAGGCCGACCTGCTGGCGCTGATCCCGGCCGCCTGATCATGCTGCCCACCCAGCTGATCCCCATCGAGACGGCGCGGCACCACCTGCGCCTGGACGGGCCCGACGACGACACCCTGGTCGCGCTGTACCTCGGCGCGGCGGTGGACTCCGCGCAGGAGTTCCTGAACCGCCGTGTCTACCCCGACGCCGAGTCGATGGCTGCCGCGGTGCTGGATGGCTCGGCAGGCGCTGATCCCATGCTCATCACCGACGCGATCCGCGCCGGCATCCTGCTGATCCTGGGCCACCTGTACACGAATCGCGAAGACGTGGGCGGCGTGGCGCTGGCCGCGCTCCCGCGCGGCTCCCGCGAGTTGCTGGCGGCCTACCGCGTCGGCTGGGGGGTCTGATGCTGGCCGCCGGATCGCTCAACCGCCGCATCACCATCCAGCGCAAGGGCGCAGGCACCGACGACTGGGGCACGCCCCTGCCGGATGCCTGGGACGACGTGGGCAAGGCCTGGGCGAGCATCCGCAATCTGTCGGGCCTCGGCGCGATCAAGGCGGACGCCCAAGCGGCGGTCGTGAAGACGTCCATCCGCATCCGCTACCGCGCCGACGTGACTGCGGGCATGCGCGTACTGCACGGCACCACGGTGTACGACGTCAAGGCGGTTCTGCCGGATGAGGCGCGGCGCGAGTACGTGGATCTGGTTTGTGAGGTGGTGACCTGATGGGCATGGCCGTTCGTATGAACGTGGATGCGTTCAAGAAGGAGCTGCGGGCCCAGCTCGACGTGCTGCACGCGGCCACCCGCCCGGCGGCCCAGGCTGGAGTTCAGATCATCTACGACCGGGCCCGGATCAACGCTCCGGTCTCGAAGGCGCCGCACTACTTCCACATCCGCGGGCAGAAGTACGGCCCCTACGCCCCCGGCAACCTGCGCGACAGCATCTACCAGGTGTTCAGCAAGTCCAATAGCTACAAGGACGTGAGCACCTATGAGGTCTCTTGGAACAAAGACAAGGCGCCGTACGGTTTCGTGGCCGAGTTCGGCAACAGCACCACACCCGCGCAGTCCTTCATCGCCCGCTCGGTCGCCGAGACTCGGGGCGAGGTCCGGCAGGCGATCAAGGCGCGCTACATCGCGGAAGTGCAGGCCAAGAAATGAGCATCGAAAAATCACTGCAGACCGTCCTCACCACCGTCTGCCCCAGGGTGCGCGCGACGGTCGGCGACCACGGATTCGCCGTCCCCTTCATCGTCTGGCAGACCATCGGCGGCGAGCCGATCAACGCCATGGACAACAGCCTGCCGGGGCAGCGCCGGCCGCTGGTGCAAATCAGCGTCTGGGCGTCCTCGCAGCTGGAAGCGCAGACGCTGGCCCAGGATGCTGAGGCCGCATTGCGGGCCTCGAACCTATTCACCGCCACGCCCAGCGGCGAGGCGATCACTGCCCCCTACGAGCCTGACACCAAGCGGTACGGAACGATCCGCCGATTCAACATCTGGGGCGACCGATAGCCCCACCCCGACAGTGCGGCCCGCAAGGCCGCGTTGTGCCCGCAAGGGCTTCTCCAGCAGCCGCCAGGCCTCAGCGACCAGGCGGCTTTTTTACGCCCCCTTGCGGGCAATCTTCTCTCGAAAGGCATTGCCATGTACCTCACCGCAGTAGGCAGCAAGTTCTTCTATTCGACCACCTTCGGCCCCAAAAAGGCTGTCTCCGGCATCACCAACGCCGACCCCGCCGTGGCCACCTCTGCCACGCACAACTTCACCAACGGCCAGGAGCTGCTGCTGCTCAACGGCTGGGAAGACGCGGCGGAATCGCTGTGGCGCGCGCAGGACGTCGCGGCCAACACGCTGAAGCTGGAAGACCTCGACACCAGCGACACCGAGTGGTTCCCTGCGGGCAGCGCGTCGGCCGGCTCTCTCCAGCTGGTGTCCGACTGGCAGGAAATCGGCCAGGTGCTGGAAGTCAGCAACACGGGCGGCGGCCGCCGCGACATCACGGTGAGCCCGCTGGCGCGCCGCAACTCCATCGTGCTGCCGGCTGGCTTCGAGGCCTCGGGCATCGACTTCACTCTGGGCTACGACCCGTCCCGGGTTGACCAGAAGGCCATGGACAAGATCAGCCGCCGGCTGAGCCAGCGCGTCGCCTTCAAGTTCGTGCTACCCGGTGGCGCAAAGCTGTACGCCTACGGCTTCATGCAGAAGTCCGGCGTGCCGCAGCTGTCCTCGCAGGACGTCATCAAGGTCAACCTGTCCTGCTCCTTCCTGGGCATGGTCTCCACCTACGTGGACGCCTGACCCCACCGCGCACCGACCCTGCTCCGTTCGTCTTCTTTGCGGGAGGCGGCGGGGCAGGGCACGGGCATCACTGCATCCCCATCCCCCGCAAAGGAACCCCATGGCACTGAAACTCAAGACCCTCGCCGGCGCTCCCGCCAACTTCCCCCTGCCTGTCATCGTCAAGGACCTTGCCGGCCAGGACGTGGAGATCGGCTTCACCGGCATCGGCCGCACGCTGCGCGACTGGCACCCGATCTACTTCAAGCGGCTGGCCGAGGAGGCCAACACCAGCATGGAAACCGCCGAGAAGGCGGAAGCCGAGGCAGAAAAAGCCGAAGCTGAAGCCGAGGCGGCCAAGGACGCCGCGGGCACTGACGGCGGCAAGGCGAAAAAGAAGAAGCGCAAGCCCATCGAATACAAGCCCGACGAGGCCGAGGCCAACATCGAAGCAGCGCTGCAGCGTGCGGTGGTGCTGATTCGCGAGTTCGCGGCCGGCTGGGATCTCGACCTGGAATTCAGCGACGAGAACCTCAAGAGCCTGATCTCGCAGTACCCCGGGGTACAGCAACTGGCGCACGAGAAGTACCACCAGGCCATCCTGGGCAACCGCGCAAAAAACTGACGGACGTTGCCGAGGCCCTCTACCGCAAACCACCTGCCGAGGGGCAGGGCGGCTTCGGCAACGTGAAGATGGCGGGGAAGCTGGCGAAGCTCGCCGCCTCCATGGCGGGGCCATCCGATGAGCTGGTGATCTGGCCTGAGAACGTGGAATCGGTGAACTTCTTCATCGACTACTGCCGCACCCAGTGGCGCGTCGGCATGGGCGGGCCGACGGGCCTGGACTACACCGCCGTGCTTGCGACCCTGCGCGATTCAGACCTGCCGCGCGACCGGCGCAAAGAGGTCTTCGAGGACGTGCGGACTCTGGAGCTGGGCGCGCTGGCGGCGTTGAGCGCGAAGTGACAGTGCACCAACGCGGCATTTAGTAACATGAATCCTTCTTCTCGGAGGAGACATGGAAATATTTCTCGGATGGTTGGTTTTTTCTGTTGTGGTGGGTGTGGCGGCGAGCTCACGCGGTCGTAGTGGCATAGGCTGGTTTCTGATCTCGGCGATCCTGTCGCCTCTAATTGGAATGGTCCTCGTCCTTGTGCTGCCGAAGCGCGGCGCGGCGGCTGCAGCAGTTGATGAAACAGGCCAAATGATCACTGCGGACTCTCATGTGAGATGTCCCGACTGCCGCGAACTCGTGCGCCGAGACGCACGCAAGTGCAAGCACTGCGGCACCGCACTCATCCCACAGTAAACGACCCGCTCCGGCGGGTTTCTTTTTTCCAAGCCTCACGGCGAGTGTCGTGGGGCTTTTCTTTTGGGCGAACGCATGGCGGCTGATCTGAACATCACGGGCGAAGTCGTGGTCTCTGCCGACAAAGCGGAGGCTGCGTTCACTCGCGTGGGCGCGCGCGCGGATGCGATGGCGAAGAACGTCGCCGATTCAGCTGGCAAGGCCAGCAAGGCCGTCGATGGTATCGGCGCGGGCGCGGAAAAGGGCGCCCAGCGGTTTACCCGCTCCGAGGCTCAGATCCGCGCCGAGATCACGAAGACGACCGCCGCGCTGGAAAACCTGGGCAAGACCGCCAGTCAGCGCTTGGAACTGAAAATCGACTCTAAAGGGCTCGACCGCGCCAAGTTCGAGCCCTACCTCGCAAAGTTGAAGGAGGTCGAGCAGGCCCACTCCGATCTGGTTTTGTCTAGCGGAGCTGCGTCCAAAAGCTTGCTCTCGGTGGCGGCTTCAGGCGCGACAGCCTTCGCCAGCAGCGCTGTAGTGCGCGGCGCTGCGGACGCGGCGAAAGCCATGTACGACGCCAGTGCTGCCGCGGAGCGCTTTCGGACCACATTGGATTTCGCAACCGGCGGCAAGGGGGCGCAGGAATTGGTATACCTGCGCGGGGTAACCCACGACCTGGGGTTGCAGTTCAACTCGACGGCGACGGCATACGCGAGCTTCCAGGCCGCGGCTAAGGGCACAGAGCTGGAAGGCCAGAAGGCGAGAGACGTTTTCCAGTCCATCGCCAAGGCAAGCGCGGTGATGGGGCTGTCCGCAGACCAATCCAGCGGCGCCCTGCTCGCATTGCAGCAGATGATCAGCAAGGGAACCGTGCAGGCAGAAGAGCTGCGCGGCCAACTCGGCGAACGGCTACCGGGGGCATTTCAGGTTGCGGCACGGGCAATGGGGGTCACGACCGCCGAACTCGGGCAGATGCTCGAGCGTGGCGAAGTCGTAGCGTCCGACTTCTTGCCGAAGTTCGCCCGCGCGCTTGAGGAGAACCTCGGGGGCGCAGCTGAAAAGGCTGCGGAGCGTCTCGATGCGTCTGTGAACCGCCTGGAAAACGCATGGGAGCGCCTCAAGCAAAACGGCGGGGACTCCGGCGCCAGCACCTTCATGGCCGGCCAGTACAACATCCTCGCCGACGCCATGACGAACGTCAGCGAGCGGATGGAGATGGCGCGTGTGAGCGGCGGCGGATTCGTCGCTCAAATGGCCGCAGCAGGTGGGGCGGCCCTCCAGTTCATCAATCCGCTCAACGCGCTCTCCTACACGGCGCAAAGCAACGCCGAAGCACTGCGCGTGGCAGAGCTGCGCATGGTGGAAATGCAGAAATCCGCGCGCGCCGGCATCGACGTCAAGGTGCAGATGGGACGGCTGGAGGAACTGATCGCCAAGCTTCGCGCTGCCAAGGCTGCGCAGGATTCGCTCAATGGCGGCGGCTCCGCAGACTACGACAACCGCCCAGAAGACGCTCGACTGGCGGCGGGTGCGCGCGAGGCAGCGCGCCAGGCCAAGCTGCGCGAGGACGCGAACAGCTTTCTGCTGAAGCAGTCGGGCGTGCCCGACAGCTACATCAAGGACATGACCGAGCTGATCCGCCTGAATCAGGAGGGCGTGATCGTCGGCAAGGCGTACACCGAAGCGCTGAAGAAGCAGCAGGACGTGCTGCTGCAGAAGACAGGCGTGACCAAGGGTGTTGCGGCGGCCATCGGCCAGGAGCAAGGCGCCTACCAGTCGCTCATCGCATCCATCCGGGCGAAAGTCGAAGAAGACAAGCTCGAGCTGGCGGGCGGTGCCGCGCTGACCGAGAGCCAGCGCATGCGCATCAAGCTCGATCAGGATCTGGCGGCTGGTCGCGTCAAGCTCAATTCTGCGCACGAAAAGTCGGTTCGCGCCGCCATCGCCGAGAAGGCCGCGACCGAGGCGCAGGTCCTGACCATGAAGGCGTTGGAGAAGGCCAGTTCGGACGCCACACTGGCACGCCGGAAGGAGTCCGAGGGCATCGAGGAATGGATGCGTGCACAGGAGCAGGCCGCCCAGAAGGCGCTGGACTCCGTGAAGGATCGCATCACGTCGCTGAAGGACGAAGAGGACGCCGTCTCGCTTTCCCGGGCCCAGAACGTCAGCTTGGCGGAAGCGGTGGAGATGGTGGCCATCGCGCGTCTGCGTGAAAAGCAGGCGGGCTTCTACGAGAACTCCGAGGGCTGGGAGCAAATCGAGCGCGAGATTGCCGCGCGCAAGGAGTTGCTCAAGCTGATCGGCAGTAAGTCGGCCCGCGAGGCCAGCGACAAGGCGGCCGAGGATGCACGCAAGGCCTGGGAGCAGACGGCGGACGAAATCAACCGCAGCCTGACCGACGCGCTGCTGCGCGGCTTTGAGTCCGGCAAGGGCTTCGCGGAGAACCTGCGCGACACCCTGAAGAACATGTTCAACACGCTGGTGCTGCGCCCGGTCATCAGCGCCATTGTCACGCCGGTGGCCGGCGGTATCACCGCCATGCTGGGCCTCTCCGGGGGCGGCGGTGCTGCTGGTGGCAGCGGGGCGCTTGGGATGGCCAGCAATGCGCTGTCCGCCTACCGCGCAGGCTCGCAGCTGTACACGCTGGGCGGGCAGTACCTGGGCGGCACCATGTCGGGCGCCAACGCGCTCGGCACCGCCTACGCAAACTATGCGGGAGGCGGGCTGGATGCGCTGCTGGCCACCAATGGCGCCTACGGGACCGCCAGCGGCGCAGGTGCGGGCGCGTCTGCCGGCATGAGCGGTCTGGCCGGCGCCGGCGCCTTCCTCGCCGCTGCCGCAGTCGTGGCCAACGCCTTCGGCGCATTCGCGTCCAACCGCATCGTCGGCGGCGGCCTGCAGGGCACGCTAGGCGGTGATGACCTGTCTACCTACCAGCTCTGGCGCACCGGCGGCACGCTGTTCGGCGGCCCGAGCTACCGCACGCAAGACCCGGCCAAACAGATCGCCGAATACCAGGCCGAGCTGGACAAGCTGCGCGACTCCGGCACTGGCGCATCGTCGCGCGCGACGTTCCTGCAGGACCAGATCAAGTTTCTCAACGACCGCTACGGCGCTGACCTTGCCCAAGGCAAGGCGCAATCCGACGCAATTCAGGCGGCCTACAAGGCCATGCGCGCCGGGGTGGGCGACATGGCCGACGTGCTGGGCCTGGACTCCAGCCGGGTGCGCAACTACACCATGGCCGTCGGCTCGGACGTCATCCACCCGGACACGGGCGGTCAGGGCATCAAGTTCGACGGCCTGGACGAAGCCGGCATCCAGAAGAAGATCCAGGAAGCTCTTGCCACCGCGAACAACGCGCTGGCCGAGCAGGTGATCGGCTCCTGGGTGACCACCACCGAGACCGTGCGCCGCACGCTCGAGATCACCGCGCCCGCCAGCGGCGACTCGACGTTTGGCCTGGACGGCGAGTACCGCCAGATCGAGGAAACCGTCACCAGCACGCACTACGTGGCGAGCGAGTTCGCCCGCGACGGCGAGAACGCCATCGCCACGCTGACGCGCCTGGCGACCAGCCTGACCACGGTCAACAGCGTGTTCGAGGACCTGGGCACGACCCTCTACGCCTCCAGCTTGGCCGGTGGCGACATGGCGAGCCAGCTCATCGACTTGTTCGGCAACGCGGACAACTTCCGGGGTGCGGCGAGCACCTACCTGCAGAACTTCTATAGCCAGGATGAGCAGCGCGCTGCCGTGCAGCGCCAGCTCCAGGCCCAGCTCGGCACGATTGACCTCAAGCTGCCCGACATCAACGCGGACGACGCCCGGGCGCAATATCGGGCCCTGGCCGAAGCGCAGGACCTCACCACCGAGTCGGGCCGCAAGGCCTACGCCATGCTGCTGCAGCTAGCCGGCAGCTTCGCCTCGATCACCGATGCGGCCTCGAGCAACGCCGAAGAGCTGGCCCGCATCGAGGCAGAGCGTCAGAAGAAGATCGCCGACACCCGCGCCGGCCTTGACGAGCGCCTGCTGGCCGCTCAGGGCAATGACCGGGGCGTGCTGGACCTGCGTCGGAAGCAGGAATACGACGCCCTGTACAAGCTCGACCCGGCCCTTGCGGCGCTGGTCGCTCAGATCTACGCCTTGGAAGATGCATCGACCGCAGCGGCGGCGGCGGCGCAGCAAGAGGCCGAGGCTGCTGCACGCGCTGCAGAAATCGAGGCCAGCCGCTTCGACATCAATCAGCGTATCCTGATCGCCCAGGGCAATGACCGTGGCGCCTTGGACTTGCGCCGGCGCAAAGAGTACGACGAGCTGTACCAAAAGGATCCAGCTCTTGCGGCGCTGATCGCGCAGCTCTATGCCCTGGAGGATGCCGCCAGCGCGGCGGCTGCAGCAGCCCAGAAGGAGGCCGAGGCCGCTGCGCGCGCCGCTGAGATCGAATCGAATCGCTCAAGCCTGCAGGAGCGCCTGCTGATCGCTGGCGGTGATGAGCGCGGCGCCCTCGATCTGCGCCGCAAGCAAGAGTTCGACGCCCTCTACAAACTGGATCCCGCGTTGGCCGCCCTGGTGGCCAAGATCTACGAGCTGGAAGACGCATCCAGGGCCGCGGCCGACGCCGCTGCGCGCGCAGCAGAGATCGAGTCGAAGGGGTTCGACCTCACCCAGCGCCTGCTGATCGCGGAGGGGCGCGACCGCGAAGCTCTGGATCTGCGGCGCGCTCAGGAATACGACGCCCTGTACAAGCTCGATCCGGCGCTGGCTGCCATGGTCGCGCGCATCTACGAACTCGAGGATGCAGCCAGCGCCGCAGCGGAAGCAGAGCGCGCACGCGGCAACGCGATGCGCGACCTGGCCGACGCCATGGGCCGCCAGCGCGAAGTGTGGGAGAGCCAGCTTGAAGTCATCGACGCTCAGCGCCAAGTGCAGCAGGAGGCATTGGGCCTCATCACCGGCATCTTCGACCTTGTGCGCAGCAACGCGCGGGACCTGTACGGCGAGGTGGGCGCCACCGCAGCGATGCAGGCCAGCCAGGGCAATGCGTTCATCGCGCAGGCCCTCGCCACGGCCAAGCGCACCGGCTACCTGCCCGAGCAGGATGCGCTGCAGGAGGCCATCAGCGCCGCGCGCGGCGGGCTGGACGCCAACAACTATGCCACCCAGGTGGATGCTGACTTCGCCCGCCTGGTGCTGGCCGGCCAACTCAAGGGCCTGGAGGACATCGCCGGGCCGCAGAAGACCGCCGCCGAGCAGCAGATCGAGCGCCTGGACGCGCAGACCGAGAACCTGCAGCGCCTGATCCGCGAAGCGCAGAAGGAGTACGACCTCCTGCAGCGCCAGGTGGACATCGCCAACGGAACTTACAACGCCACGATCACCGTCGCCGAGGCCACGGCCAAGATCATCGAGCTGCTGGGCGGCAGGAAGCCTGCTGGCAACGCGAGCGGTGACGGCGGCGCAGCCTGGGGCGGCTCGGCCCCCACGCCCGCTGGCACTGGCAGCGGCACCGCGCCAGCGCCGGCGAAGTACAGCCGCGTGTTCTGGGCCGGCGGCAGCGCGGCGGGCTACGAGCCAATCCGCGACCAGTCGCTCATCGACCGGCTGGACAAGCTGGCGCCGGTGTATCACTCGTTCGACGGAACCGGCGACCTGGTGGGCCTGGGCGAGGCCTTCAGACAGGCCGGCGGGTCCATTGCGGACCTGTCGATCCTCTCCGGTAACTACGAGGCCGACTGGCGCAAGGCCTTCGCGGCGGTGGGGATCCCCGCCTTTGCGGTGGGCACGAACTATGTGCCCTACGACACGCCGGCGGTGGTGCACAAGGGCGAGCGGATCATCCCGGCCGCGGACAACCGGGCGCTCATGGCGGCACTGCAGCCGGGCCCGGCCGCCGCAGGCAATGCCGAGCTGGTCGCCGAGGTGCGCGCGCTGCGGGAAGACAACCGCGCCCTGGGCGGGGAGGTGCTGCGCCTGCAGAACCGCCTGGCCAAGGTGATCGAGAAGTGGGACGGCGACGGGCTGCCCCACGAACGTGACGAGGCGGTGACCGCATGAGCATCCAAACCCTGACCGTCGTGCGCCCGGTGCCCGTCACCCCGGCCATGCTGATCTCCACCGACGTACCCGAGGCCGACTATCCGGCCTGGGCCAGCGGCACCACCTACGCCCTGGGCGCTCGGGTGATCTTCGTGGCAACCCACAAGGTCTACCAGTCCGCCATCGACGGCAACGTGGGCAAGAACCCCACGGCCGACGCCACGGCGTGGAAGGAAGTCGGAAGCACCAACCGATGGCGCGCCTTCGACCGCTCCGTCAGCAGCCAGACGGCCAAGGCCAGCACGATCAGCTACCGGCTGCGCATGGGCCAGGCCGTCACGTCGCTGGCGGCGCTGAACCTCACCGGCGCCACCTCCATGCGCGTGCGCATCGTGGACCCGACCTACGGCACGGTTTACGACAAGACCGTGGACCTCTCCAGCGTGCCTGTGGCTGCGGGTTGGTGGGAGTGGTACTTCGGCGAACGCCGCACGCCCACGCAGGCGCTGCTGATGGACCTGCCCAGCTTCCCAGCCGCCGACGTGCTGATCGACCTGGTGGGAACGGCGGAGCTGGCAGTGGGCGTGATCCTGCTGGGACAGCTGCGCACCTTCTCCATGGGCGTGCGCATGGGCGCCCGGGTGGGCATCCAGGACTACAGCCGCAAGGAGCGCACCGAGTTCGGCGACGTGGTGCTGGTGGAGCGGGCGTTCGCCAAGCGCGCTTCGTTTTCGCTGCTGCTGCGCTCCGAAGAAGTCGACACGCTGAACGCCTTCATGGCCGAGGTCCGGGCGACGCCCTGCCTCTGGATCGGATCTTCCCGCTACGAATCGACCACGGTCTACGGCTTCTACAAGTCGTTCGACATCGTGATTTCCTACTACGACTACTCGGACTCCGAACTGGAGCTGGAAGGACTGACGTGACCGACATCGTTTCCCCGCCGACCATCGACGCGATGCCGCCGGCGCCGCAGCCGACGGACACGCGCGAGCAATTCAACCTAAAAGCGTTCCCGCACGCCGCAGCGCAGCAGACCATGGTGACGCAGGTGAATGCGTCCAACCAGGCCACCTACCAGAACGCGGTGGCGGCGGACGAGCGGGCCGTGGCGGCTTCTGCGAGCGCGACGACGGCAACCCAGCAGGCCGACGCTGCGATGGCCTACCGTAACACCGCGAACAACGCCGCGACCACCGCGACGCAGCAGGCCGGCATCGCCACCAGTGCAGCCGGCACAGCCAGCAGCAAGCGCGACGAAGCGGTGGCCGCCCGCGATCAGGCTGTCCCGGCAGCTGACACGGCAGTCGGAGCGCGCGACGCGGCTGTGGCCGCCCGTGACCAGGCCCAGGTCTTCGCCACCCAGCAGATCAAGGCCTCGAGCGCCACGAGCCTGGTGCCCGGCGCCGGCAATAAGACCTTCGCCATCGAGGCCAACCGCAGCTTCGTCGCCGGCATGTACTTGGTGGCGACGAGCGCCGGTGTGCCTGGCACCCGCATGTCGGGCTACGTCGTGAGCTACGACATGGCGACCGGGCAGCTCGTGCTGGCGGTGGACTCCTTCGCCGGCCCCTCGGCGCGCGCGGACTGGCTGATCGGGGTGGCCGCGCCTGGTGGCGGTGGCGGCGCAGGCATGACGGTGCAGGTGGTGACTGCCAACACGCAATGCCTGGCCAACGTCAATTACGTGATCGCGGCGCCCAACATTGTGCTGACCCTGCCCACCGCCTGGAACTCGGGCGACCGCATCGGCTTCAGCGAGGCCATCGGCTACCCCGGCACCTACACCCTCGACTTCGGTTCCACGCCCCTGCGCGGCGCCACGGTCGGCGTGCAGTCCGTGCGCGTCAAGCGCTCGGGCCGCGCGTCGCTGCAACTCACCTACCTCGACAACTCGAAAGGACTCGTATGAGCACCACCCTGGGCGACCTGGCCGGCTACGGCGTCGGCGGCCGGCTGCAGACCCTCGCGGCCCTGATCCCTGCATCCCGCTCTATCGCGGTGACTGCAGACGGCTGGGCCGTGATCTCCGCCATGGGCGGCGGTGCTGGCGGCACCAAAAACTGGACGCCAGGAAACAGCGCTGGCTGGGGCATCAAGGGCATCCAGGTCAAGGCGGGCGATGTGATTGGCTTTGCCATCGCCGCAGGCGGGGCGCCCACACAGTCCGCCGGCGTCGCTGCCGCGAAGGGCGGCGACACGGTGATCACGCTCAACGGCACCACCATTGCCGTCGCGCCTGGGGGGGAGGCAGGGCCAGCCAACAACACCACGAAATCTCCGGTGACGGCAGTGCCGACTGGCATGGATTTCTGGATGCCTGGGCGACAGCCGCAACTGCCCCTCAACTACTTCATGGGTGGCGCGGCCGTCGATCTTGGTGGCGGCACCATCGCCACCCCCAGTATCAGTGGAGATAGCGCCGTTGCGCCCACGCCGAACGTGCTTGTCGGCATGCCCGTGGGCTCGCTGTTCGCGCCCTTCGATGTTTGGCTCAGCTCTGCTGCGCCAGGAAGTCCTGGTGTTGGCGCGACCGCCGGTATTTCTTCATCGCTCTTTGGTGGCGGTGTTGGCACATCAGACACAACGGGGACGGCTCCCAGCCCCGGCCGAGGCGGCAGTGCCGGCGCGACATCCAACACTTCCGTGGCAGGCGGCGCAGGCCTTGGCTACATCCGGCTTTACGCCGACGTCTCTTGAGGGGTAGACCCATGAAAAACATCGAGATTCTCGACGCCGCCGGCGACGTGGCCAACACCATCTTCGCCGAGGAAGAGTGGGCCGAGGCGAACTACCCCGGCATGTGGCGGGAGGCGGCCATGCAGCCCGCCGAGCCCGATCCCGCGCCAGCGCAGCGCCACGTCAGCGTCGGCGCCTTCTTCGATCGGTTCGGCGCCGCGAAGTGGGCGATCCTCGCCGATGAGTCCGCCCAGGTGCGCGCCGTGGTGCGCGACGCCAGCGTGCGCAAGTTCATCGACCTGGACAACGCCGACCTGCCCATGGGCCTGGCGATCATCCAGGCGGCCGGGCACCAGATCGACCCCGAGGCCATCGTGGACGCACCTGTGCGCGCGGAGGAGCTGCCATGAATCTGCAGCACGCTCTGACCGTGGCCGGCGTGCCGGACCACCTGCATGCCGAGGCCCTGGACTGCCTCGAGGGCGCCGAGCAGCGCGCCAAGGGCCTGCTGCTGGCCAAGCTCAAGGTGCGGCTGCTCAAGGCCGGCAAGATCGCCCGGCTGCTGCCGTGGGAGGCCGAGCGCCTGGTGGACGTGCGGCCGGACTTGGCGGACTGGGACATTGCGCCCATGGTCAACATCACCGCCCACGGCGACAACGGCCCGTGGGCGGGCGACCCCGGCCGGCCGGTCGCCAGCTACTGGCTCGACCGCGACCCCGAGAGCGCCGAGTACCAGCGCGCAGTCGCGGCCAACTACTGGTGTCCGGGCGAGCACCCGCGCAGCCAAAAGTCCCGCCGGGCCTGGTATCGGCGCAACGGCGGCGAGTACCTGGCGTGGCGCCGCGGCCTGCCGGTGACCGCGACTACCGCGCCCGTCGTCTGGATAGGCGAGCAGGGCGACCTCTGGGTCAAGGTCTGCCGCTCCGACGACCTCTGGATCGTCATCACCCAGCGACGCGTCGTCGGCTCCTGGGGGCTCAAGACCCGACACGGCTACGAGGTCGACAACGTGTTCGGCGGCCAGTACGCGCCCCAGCTCTGGTATCCGGTGCCGGGCTATGAGCTGCGCGCGCCGGTGGCCTGGTCGACCATCCCCGGAAAACTGGAGACGCCCGCATGACCCGCTCGCCCCCAACCACCAACCCGCGCCGACTCATGAAATTCGATCCCACGATCAACACGGGCACGATCATCCAGACCTTGGTCTTCGTCGGCTCCGTCGCTGTGGCCTATGGCGCCTACCGCGAGGACCAGACGCGCCAGGACGGCCGGATCAGCCAGATCGAGGCCGCGGCCGCGCAGGAGCGCGACACCACGCGGGCATACCTCGCCGAGATCAAGGCCGAGCAGAAGGACCAGGCCAAGATGCTGGGCGACCTGAAGGAAGGCGTGGCCATCCTGCGCGGCCGAGCCGCCGAACCCGGGAGCCGCAAATGAAGCTCGTCCAGGATTGGCGCACCGTATTGCGCCGGGCGTGGAGCGTGCGCTTGGCGCTGCTCGCCGCCGCGTTCACCGCCTGGGCATCGTGGTGGGCGTATCGCATCTACGGCACGCCGCTCTACATCACGATCCCCGCCGTGGCGCTGAACTTCGCCGTGGCCGCGAGCCGCATCGTCAAGCAGGGGTACAGCGATGCCGACGCCTGACGCCGCACAGAACCTGCCCCGGGTGCCGCCGCGTACAGTGCGCACCGCCGGCGGCGCCGTCTTGCTGGCAGCGTCCGCCGGCGTGATGGCGCTGCTCGGCCAGTGGGAGCCAGACAAGCGCGACCCGGGCCTGGTCTACGCCGACCAGCTCGCCGGCGGCCTGCCCACCGTCTGCAAGGGCATCACCCGGCACGTCACCAGCACCCCCGTGGTGGTGGGCGAGCGCTGGAGCGCCGCGAAGTGCGACCAGGAGGAAGCGCAGGCGGTGGTGCAGGTCCAGCAGCAGCTCGCCCAGTGCTTCACGCGCCCTGATGTCCCGCAGGCCGTCTTCGACGCCGCGAGCAGCCACGCCTGGAACAACGGCGCCGCCGCCACCTGCAGCAGCCAGGCCATGCGCGCGTTCAACGTGGGCGACTGGTCGCTGGGCTGCCGCCGCCTGGGCCTGTCGGATGCCGGCCGGCCGGTCTGGTCGTTCGTGCGCAACAAGGACGGCAGCATGCGCTACGTGCAGGGTCTGGCGAACCGCCGTGCCAGCGAGACGGCCTACTGCCGCCGAGGGCTGCCGCA